CACATGTTTTAACTTTTACTTCACTCATCCCTCAGCTACCTCAATCTTCATAAAAGTAATCCAATGTGTATTGCTGCGCTTTCCACTAATGTGGCCAAACAATGGCTTTTGATCTGTTAGCTCTAAGATTTCACTAACTTTGATCTGTGTTTCATTCCATTTGAAAATTAAAACACCGCCATTGGCCAACACTCGAAAGCACTCTGCAAAACCTTTACGAATATCTTCGCGCCAATCTTCTGACAACTTTCCATACTTGGCAGCTAACCAACTTTGTTTACCAGCCTTCACTAGGTGAGGAGGGTCAAACACAACCAGAGTAAATTGGCCATCCTTAAAAGGCATGTCGCGAAAGTCCATCATCACATCCGGTTCAATCACTAAAGACCGACCATCACATAATGTATGTTCTTCTTTTCTGATATCGCCATACACTACATTAGGGTTTTGACGATCAAACCACATCATGCGAGAGCCGCAACAAGGATCTAAAATTTTTGCATTCATCCCTCAGCTCCCCGATTCACTTGCTTCTTTTAGTGGCTTCCAATGAGTTACTTTTTCCTCAATAAAATAACTAGAATACTCATCACCAATGTATGCTGTATTTGCATACCATCCTTCTTTTACATACCCACAAGCCCGTTCTTCGTCATAGTCATACCAATCATCATCACCGTGATACTCTTCAGTGAACTTAGGAATGAAATGAGCCACCATTTGGTTTTGGTTTTTAGCTGAGTTTGCATCTAACAAAACAAGCACATTTCGTAATGATTCAGGCATTTGATCTTCAACTGAGATCCATTCTGGCACCGCCTGAGCTTTGGCTTTTTCTAGCTCTGCTCTAAGTCTGTCAATTTCACATGCTGCATGGTGACAAATAACACGTAATTCATCTTCGCTATATTCATCTGCATGCATCATCATTAAATGGCTGATTTCGGTGCCAAATTGACTATCACCTGCAAATACCCAAACAGCACCATTGTCTTGCTCAAAGCTTAGATTGACTTTGCCTTCTTTATTCAAATCTGTCATGCTGCTGCTCCTTAGCTCGGTCTTTTATTGAATTTGTCGAACGTTGCCATGAACTGATCAACACTGAATTGGATTGTTTTCTTAGCATTGTGTGGCTCGAACTGAGCAGCATATAAAGCCATACCAAGCCACATTACTGAGAAGGTGAAAATCTTTGCCGAGTCTTTATCTTGGCTATTCATTTCATCAACCATTGGGCCAATAATTTTCTGAAATATTTCCGTAGCGATCTGGTCGGATGTTCCGCTAATTATGTTTAATTCGATTTTTTTCATGATCACGCCTTTAAATGATTTTCAAATTCTTTATAAAGCTGGGTAGCTGCTTTATTCATTTTCCCGTCATACATGATGTGTACGTTTCTAGGAAAAAGTTTGCTGACTGTGGCGCAATAAAACTCCATACGCCCACATGGTCTAACAATTCCGCGATACCCAATCTTTGTAAGCCACAATAAAAACGCCTTAAAAAGAACCTCCCTAGAGAGGTCGGCGTAATTAACGCCGTCCGTCATTTTTAAAACCTTCTGTAAGTGTTTTAGAGATGGCTGCATTCGCTGGAGCTAAACAAAGTTGATTAATTTTGACACTTGCTGAATCTTCACGACCTGTTTGCAGCCAATGAGCATCCACACCCAGTACTTTGGCGATTGCAGGTATATGTGTACTGGACCTCATTAAACCTGATTCAAGCTGACTGATGGTGGATTGGTTAGTCCCCGAACTCAATGCCAATACCTCTTGAGTAATGCCTGCATTTTTACGGGATAATTTTAATCGGTCTTTGAGTTCTTTGGCGGGCTTGCCATCTGGTTTAGTATCTAAAGATTTAGAAGCCTTAACCGCTGTGCATTGATACTTACCACCGCCAGTTAATTGAGCAAGCTCACCGTTGTGATAATCCTGAGACAGATCTACGTGTGTTTTGGCAATATCAATCAAGCGAAAGGTTTTATCAAAAGCAAACTTACTTAAGTTATGGTCCTTAAGTTTTTCAACAAGACTTAGCTCAATTGCAGAGAGTAGGGCGTTTATATCACCCATATCATTTTTCGCTTCGCTACGTGCTGTAACAAGATCATCCACAGTCACGATTTTGTTTTCTGGAAAAAGTTGTGAACTAGTACGCATGATTATTCCCCATTACCATCTAATTGTTTTTGAATACGCATTTCCTCATCTTCCCAGTAGTCAGATCGAAGTGTCATTGTGTACTCAAGAATTCCGGTGAATTGCTCTAAGCTGTGAAAGTAAGCCTCATGCATACCATGCTTAGCCGCTTCTTCCTTCAAGGCCTTCACCTTTTCCTTGATTTCGTGAAGGGCGTATAAAGTCCAATCAAGATCATTTTTTGCTAAGCAAACAGCATCAAAGTGGTCAGTTAAATCGACTTTTAAATTAGCCATGTGCCTTCTCCGCTTCAATTTCCGCATTGAGGTCCATGTCATTGATATCTTTCTCAAGTTCTTTTAGAACATGAAAAATTCCATAGAAGTAATTAGCTTGATGTTTTAAGGTGAGATTGGTTTCAGAAATTGCGAAAACAGCACTCTCAACAAATACAAAAGAGTTTTTGAATTCAACCAATTTTTGGCTCTTAAAAAGCTCTTCCATCTGATCAATAATCAGTAGGGTTTTGTTGAAAATAATTAAGCTTGTTTTAGATACCGCTTTCGCCATACATGAAGCTTTAATTTCATCCTGATGCTCTTCAAGACAAGATGCTTGCAACATAAAAGCCGCCAATTGATCTAGATGACAAGAAACCTCAAAAGCAAGATTCCGAAAATCGTTAAGATTAGGTTTTTGTTGACTAAGATTTGTGATTTGGTTCATAATATGTGCACCTTAGTTCTCCTGTATATCCGCCAAGACTCACAGGAAAAATTGAGTTAGAAATACTTTACAAACTGACTGAGCTTCCTAAAAGCATCGGTCTTTTTGTTGTCTTTAATGTTCTAATATACGAACAGATAAGTCAATACTTTGTTCTTAAAAATATTCCTATTTTGGTATAAATATATGAACTATAAAAACATTTAGAAATAAAAAAAGGCCCATATGTGGGCCTTTTGTTCGCATCTGTGTTTTTATGTTAGGAAATTAAATTTCTTAGCAGGTTTAAATGATCCAACATATTTCCCCACTAGAATACAATCCTCTTTTAACGGGATAATTTGTTCACTCCAATTGGGATTTAATGGCTTTAAGTAGTAGCCGTTTGGTTCAGCAACCAATGCTTTGAAAGTTGCCTCATTGCCACATCTAACAACAACCATTTCTCCAGTCTGTATATCTTCAAGTACATAGTCTGGATCAATACAAATCTTTTCCCCTTCCTCAAAGTAGGGCGCATTACTCAAACCCTTAACTTCAAGATAAAAACTTTTTTTCCCTGCACCCGGTACGAGTGGTAATTTCTCACATTCCTGAATATTTACTGCATCCATATCCGTCCAATTCCCAGCCTGCACCCAAGATAAGACAGGTGCATATATCACTGAAGCCATCGAATTAATATCAACATTGTTATCCATGTTACTCGCCGTGTCATTGATTTGACCAGTAAGTAGCCATGTTGGAGTAGTTTTTAAAACTTGTGCTAATGAATCAATGTAGGTAGCACTAGGGTTTACTGCTCCCTTAATCCAGCTTGAAACCGTTGCTTTTCCAGCTCCAGTTCCTCGCATTAGATCTACATGTCTCAAATTTAATTCGCTCATTCGTGCGCGTATGCGCTCAGAAACTTGGCTCACACTTAAGCCCTCACCCCTTAGTTGATGTTCGTAATTATGAACATGTGTATTGACAATTGCAAGTCTTTATAGTTCTAATATGCGAACAAAAGTGTTCATATTGATGGGACTATTTATGACTGTGGATGAACTTAGGAAGTTTTACGGAGTCTCAAACAACTATCAATTAGCCAGAAGGCTAAGAAAGGGGAGAACCACAATTAAGCAATGGGAAGACAGTGGCATACCAATTGGTGTTCAGGCCATTTTTGAATTGCTTACAGGTGGACGCGTTAAGGCTGACCGCAAATTGTTGTATGGCTTCATAAAGTAAAAACCGCCATCTGCTGGAACAGATAGCGGTTTGAATATCGTATTTGGAGTGAACCAAAATGAATGAACAAATCTTAGCACAAAATTCAGACTGTGCAAGCCCAAATGATGATGAGGATCAAGTCCTTACTCAATGGCAAGTAGATCATGATGCTTATGTTGAAACGCTTGATGCTTATAGAAAAGCACATACGGATCTTGAAAAAGCTTTAGGAATTGAGAAGGACTTTGACAAAACTTCTCATAGCGCAAAGGAAATCATTGAAGACTTGCGAAAGAACTGGCACCTGTACGCACTAATCAACCGCTTTGAGAGCGCCGTAATCAATCGTTTAAGAGCAAAGGATAAGTTGTAATGCACTACTACGAGCGAAATATTGGTGATTATTACCGCAAGGCTGGAAGATTAAACATTTTGCAGCATGGGGTTTATAACTTGCTCATGGATGCCTGTTACGACCGTGAATCGTTCCCAACGCTTGAAGAGGCTATTGAATGGGTATGGGCGGAAACTGAGGAAGAAATTGACGCTGTTAAATTTGTACTTAAGAAGTTTTTCAAATTAAATGAGGACGGGGTTTATATTCAAAACCACATTAAAGAAGAGCTTGAAAAGTATAGAGCCTTCCTTGCTAAACAAGCAGAGAATGGCAAAAAAGGTGGTCGCCCAAAGAAAAACCCAAAAAATGATTCTGGTAATAATGGGAATGATTTTGATAATTCTGGCTTTAAAAATGAAAGCCAAGACAACCCAAATGAAAGCGAATTAAACCCAGAAAAACCCAAAGAAACCCAAATAAAGCCTAAACCATCTAACCATCTAACCAACGAACCATCTAACCAAGAAAATAATATATGTCCGCCTAACGGCGAACCTGTGCCTGCTGAAAAACCTAAAGAGAATTTCAAAAATGAGATTCAAGAGGTTTTTGAGTTTTGGAAGGTGACGTTTAACAAGAATAATCGAACCATTCTTGATAACCAGCGCAAATCCAAAATTCAAGCAAGGCTCAAAGAGGGTTACACGGTTGAAGATATCAAGACCGCTATTGTTGGGTGCTCTAAATCTCAATTCCATATTGAGGGCAATCATACTGATCTAACGCTAATTTGCCGCGATGCAACCAAGCTTGATCACTTTCTTGCCATGTCTAATCCAGCACAGGTTGCTATCCAGCCTCAAATTGAGGATGTGCAGACCATTCCTGCTCAATACAAGGTAATTGAGGGGGATTGGTAATGTCATTTAATTCAAATATTCATGATGTGAACATGGAGCAATGTGTTCTTGCGGCTTTAATGACTACATCCTTGTCACTTGAGTCTATTGGTCAGGAGTTGGATGCAGAATGTTTTTACTCAGATCGTCATCAACAAATATACAAGGCAATCGTAGAGCTTTCTGAAAGCAACCATCCTTACGATGTGGTTATGGTTAGTAACTACCTAAAAGGCAAAAACGTTTTGCATTTGATGGGTGGTGAGGATTATTTGATTCAGCTTATGCAGGATGCGCCAAGTAGTTTTTACAATGCTGAAAGTTATGTAACTCAATTAAAAAAACTCAAGACGCACCGAAAAATTGAGCAAATTGGTTTTCGCATTGCCGCAATGGCTAAAGACACTACAGTGCCAGACGCATTCATTGAAGCTGAAAATCTTTTGAGTCAAATCGATAAAACAGAAGATGGCGATATGGGCGCAAGCTTTGGTGATGCATTGACTAGCGCATTGGCGCAAATGATAGAGAAATCAGAGAAGAAAACTAAGAATCAATTATCTGGAGTTAGATTCAATCTTGTAACGCTCGATAAGATGCTTGGCACAGTACAAAACGGTCATTTTTGTGTTGTTGGAGGTCGTCCTGGTTCTGGTAAATCAACTCTGGCACAAATGATGGCAATTGATACTGCTATGGTTAAAAAGGAGGGGGTTCTTTTTATATCAGCAGAAATGGACAAAGAGACACTCTCAAACAGAATGTTTAGTTCACTTAGTTCTATTCCATATGACAACTTGCACAATGCAACACTTTATGACGGATTACTAAAGGAATATGCAAGGTATCGAGAGGTTTACAGCGGTCTACCAATTTGGATCGAACCAAAGCAGAAACCAAGCATAAGTGAGGTTAGAGCCTACGCGAGAAGAGCAAAGCGCCGTTTTGCCAAAGCAGGCGTAAAGCTTGGTTGCATTATTGTTGACTATCTACAGCTCGTAAGAGATCCAAGCAAGAAAGATCGTTTTCAGGAAGTTGGCTCTATTAGTCGTGAGCTCAAATCAATGGCTAAGGAATTTGAATGTCCAGTTGTTGCGTTGGTTCAATTAAATCGCGAGTCAGAGAAAGGCAAAAAGCCTAAAGCATCCGATATTAAAGAGTCGGGACAAATAGAACAGGATGCAGACCAGATCATCCTTGTTAATCCATTAACTGATGACAAAACACTTCAACCTCTTGGGGGTTACAGAATTAATTATTGCCAAAAACCGACACGGGAAAAGGGGGGCAGTCCGAGTTCAAGAGCATTTAGACATGTGTAGATTTAAAGCCATTCAGGAGCTAGAAGAATGAAAACATTCCTAATCATTATGACCGTTATCTGTATTGCTACTTTTATGGGACTGGTTGTAGCTGCAATAGCTGCAAAGCTGCACCAGTTTTCAGGAAGTCTAGCTAAATTTCGTTTTTCTTTGGCTTTCATGGATATCACTTTTTTCTTTTTATGTGTATCGGCTCTGGCTGTATTTGATGGGGGTAAGTATCAAGCGTTCTCACATCTAACCCAATTCTTGTTGGCTTTATACCTAATTTTTTACCGTTCTAATAAGTGGGAGCGCAGCCAATGAAACCAGAACAGTTTATTCGTGAGAAAGGTTTGGATAAGTGTGGAGACGAGTTTGAACAGCATTTTTTAAGCCTTCCTTTTTCTAATTCCGAGGCTGCCCAAAAGTGCTTGGATGCGTGTGATTTTGATGTCAAACAAAATGCTTTCATCCCTAATGCTAAGTGGTTTAACAACAATGATGTTGATGAGGGCGTTATTTATTGCTGCATGCTTAACACCGCATATATGTCTTTTCTGAAGCAGCAAGCGAAAGTGGAGGGGCTTAAAGCCACGATAAAAGGCAATCATGGACGCATAGCAGAACTTGAACGCTTAAACCGTGTAAAGGCTCAGGCTATTCTCGATTTACATCAAGAAATTAAAGAGCTTAAAGCATCTCATCACGGTGAAGTGATTGGTCATGAAGTTCACTTAAAAAAGATCAAGCAAGAGCGTGACGAGCTGCAAAAGCAGGTGGATGCATGCCAAAAATTGCTAAATGAGCTTAAAGATGCAAAAGCAGAGCTTGTTGAGTGTGATTTATACGATAAAGGAGTCAGGTGCGCCCTTTATTCAGTAATTCAAGATTTAGAGCAAGCGCTCAAGGGTGGTGAGGCATGAATGAAAAATGGACCTACAAAGAGATGATGGCCCTGCGTTGTGCATATAACCATGGTGTAAGAACTCCAGAAACACGAGCGGCAGCTTGCCTGTATGTGAAGTTGGGTAGAAATAAATTATTAGATCAATTCAAGAAAGAAAGTGAAGCAAAAGGTAAGGTGGAATGATGAATAATAAACCGCATGTATTACAAGCTTGTAATTGGAAGAAGTACACCATTGAGAATTGGTTAGAGCAATTTGGGGCATGGATTAATGAAGATAATGCCGAAACTTATTTAGGTACACGTAACACCTTAACTTACTTGATTGATTCTGTGGAAGGCGTAAAGCGTGATGCAAGAAAGCGCTCATTGCCACAGTGCAAAATCTCTACTGATGAGGCGAGAGCTGTAAGTGGATTATTGCGTGATTTACGAATGAACCCAAACCCTACATTACAAGAATGGCTAGATTTTGTAGTGTTGTATTACGTGCATGGGTTGAGTGAGGAAACTATTGCTGACATTAGCAAATGCTCACGTAACGCCGTGAGACAAGATTTAAAGTGTGGTATTGCCTATATTGTTGGGCAACGTAATACATTGCGGAGCAAATTAACCGAAAAACAGGCCAAAGTAAGAAAACCAAAGAAAACCCTTGACTTGGCGCCAATAGTTCTTTAAATTCGTGATAAGTGGTACGAAGTATAAGCAAGTGTCACTGATCTTAAAGAAGCTCGCCAAACGGTGGGCTTTAATTTTATTGGTGTTTTGATGGATGAACTAGTTACAGCGGCAGCCACTATTCATGCAGCACAAATACAAGCATATTATGCTTTATGGGCTGCGGTTATTGGAGCAATAGGGATTATATTTGCTGCCTGGTATGCTTGGCAAAGTGGTATAAAGCTTCAGCAACACAATAATATTATAGAGGCAAAAAGAGAGGTTTATTTGGATGCAATTACGAAGTATCAGCAACTTGCAAATGACTTAAAGTTAATTACATATGCTCCAGACAAGTTTCATGAGGTTTATTTAAGCAATAAAAAGGATTTTTTAATTTCAATAAATAAAGTTCAGTTAATTTGTGATAAGGCCAACGAGTATGTTGTATTAGATTTTAAAAATAATGTTGATACTAAAATCATTGAGCTATATGGATTCTTTGAAGAATTTTTAGAATCATACTATTCTTTAATTGGATTTAAAGAAAAACTTGAGTTAGCAAACAAAGATCTAAATAATTTTCTCACAGAAAACCCAAAGCTAGCTCAAGGGAGAGTCCTTCACACAGGAATCCAATTATCTGCTACAAAAATACAAAATGAACTTGCAGAGAGTCGAAAAGAGTACGAGGCTGCAAAGATTGGTTATGACTTTAACCTAATGCAAATTAATGAAAAAATACAGAATTTTGAAGCAGATCTTATTAACAAATACAACAACTTTTGCAATATATTAAGAGCTGAATTAAAAATCGTTAACTAAAATAGTATGTGTATTTAGTTGCTTCATGCTTAAAGCCTATCAACTAATGAGTTTTTTGTTTTTAACCCCACTCGCTTTGGACGCTTTGCGAGTTTACTTGCCGAACGGATTACGGCGCATGAAGCCCTGCCAAATACT